GCTCTCTCTTGATCATCCTCTGGGAAGAGGACTACCCACTAGCAATACTGCTAGTCAGCTACTACGCCCGACACTCTTGAGGGAATGCCGGGATCTCCCTAGGTACGCGCTCCGAAGACCGCCTAATAACAAGATGCCCGTCATAGCTCATGACGGACGTCTCGAGTTCGGTGATCTCCGTCCTCTTTTCACTGGCATTTAACCAGTGTAAGTAGGCTCCAAACGCGTATCGTCTCTCGGTCGCTCCGTCTCGTTCGTGCTTACGTACGAGTCGTGCGATCGGATATCGACCAGGGGAGCAAAGATTGCTCCTTAATGCAAGGTCACAGGGCCCTTTAACAGGCTCTGGTACCAACTCAGAGAAAAGCGCCCAGATATCGAAATATCTGGGGTCGCAAACCCCGAGAGTGCAATGTGCCCATTTCCTCAAAGAATTGAGTAGTAGGCACCAGTCGGTAACGTCCACTGGCACTTTCTTAACATAGAAAGGAGTTACGTCAACACCCTTATCCCAATGCTTCCCGCACGACTCTCGGAAAGTCCCTTCGAAAAAGGACTTCTTCAAATTTATGCGGAAACCACAGAACTCGAACGTCGACAGCACGGCATCTTTCAGTCCAACCGGACATATGATGTCGTCGCCGTAGACAGAGATCTTCCCACGTGTATGAGTGAGAAATGCGCACGCTCTAGTCAGAGCCCAGAATATCAAGGACTCCAATTCGAACGTGAATGCATTACCCATCGACGAAAACATAAAGTTAACATGCGGTTGACCATCTATATAGGTGATCTTACTCCGCACGTCGTCGAGAAGGTTAAACCACTCTTCGGGTAGCAACAACAACACAAGCTGCGTGGATATAGAATCCGAAGCAGACGACAGGTCAATGGTCGCTAAATCGTTATATAGCGAACCCTGCCTGGCCAAACGCTGATTAAGCGTCTGGTCGTTGAGGTTGATTCCCTTGCGCTTAAGACGGTTGCGGAAATAGTCCCCGATCGCCTTTTGCACAAACATGTTGTAATCGGGCTCCTTAGCGGCGCACCGATCAATTTGGGAAGTTTTGGGAACAGTAAACATTACGTTACCCTGTACGAGCTTAAAGTCTCGTGGGGCCCACACGTCCGATTTTGTCAGACGCAGGAAATGCATGATTGCATCTTCTGTAATGTCGGTACCCTCTTGGTACTTTCGGGCGATAGTTCCGGTTCCACGCCGTATCGATGTGGAGGCGCCACCACTAAACGA